ACGCTGTACACGCCACCAAGTCATCCTTAGAGGACGGATACGTTCCGGGTGGAGGTATTGCATACCTGAGATGCGTTCGTGAGCGTGACAAGCATGTAAGTGAGGATCACAGGGATGGATACAACATTGTGATGGATTCAATGCAAGAACCACTTAGGGTAATGGCTCGCAACTGTGGAATTGACGAAGAGAGCGTGATTCAGTCCGTATTACGCAGTACATTTGTGACCAAGGATATCAGTTATGGCTACAATGCCCTGACAGACAACCTTGAGAGCCTGTATGAGGCTGGAGTAATCGATCCCGCAAAGGTGATCAAGTCGGCAGTGAAGAATTCGGTTTCGGTGGCAGGAATGATCATCACAACCAATTGTGTCATAGTAGATAAGCGAGCTTAATGATAAAGAGAATTTGGGAAGAGAAGAGAGAATACTATAATACTGAGAACGGATTAATCAAGTCTCAGCATGGATTTCGTGAGTTCCGCATGTTTGGGATTCTCATTTCCAAGAGAAAATTTAACTTTGACTCAGAGAAGATTGAAAGCAAATCGGCTCTGGGCTTTAACTCAAAATAATGGAAGCACAAGGAATTATAAGGAAGATATCCATAGGTGACCTCAAGGAGGGATTAACCTATGTAGTCGGTCAGCCTCAGAATAGGGGCCGTATGACGATTGTTCAGATTCTACATGACACCTATTACCTTGCTGAGTTTGGCATCAACAAGTATGATGTCTACGTCAGGGAGGAGGGTGCAGATGTGGTAAAGGTCTGGAAATCGTTTATGAACGGACAGATTACTGTTGAATACGATATCCAAGTCGGAGATGAACTCGTTTAACGGCAGAACAATAGTAGAGCGCCAGAAGCGCTCCAATAACACGATAGAGGTCGGTCATCTAACTTTACAGTTGGATACCGCCTTCCGTCAGTATTGGCACACCGTTCAGATGGCTATGGTTATTGCCGCAAATAGGGATGACGTCGAAGAGGGTGACCTTGTGTGGGTTCATCATTTCGTTGACGAGCAAAGGCTACCCTTTAGCGGCGCTATTTCATTTGTAGAATACAATCAAATTTACTGTAGAAAGAGAGGAAAAAAATTGGAGACACTTGGGAACTTTATCCTCGTAGAGCCTATTACCTACGGGGAATTAGGAATGACCCGATCTGAGTCCGGAATCAGATTATCGACCAAAAACGATACTGATAACGCTGAGAAGATCGGCATTGCTCGACTCCTGAGCGATAAAGCCAAGGAAGGCGGACTCGTTGATGGAGATCGTGTACTATTTAATAAGAATTGCGAATATGAAATTGAGGTTGATGGTAAGGTTTACTACCGGATGGAGTTGAGAGACTTGATCTGCACCGTTGATCCCGGTCAGAAAATAAACGTCTAAATGGATTATACTGATCTACTTAAGTATCCTGAGTTCGACATCGACGCGATAAGGGAGAAGTATACCGTTGATAGCGGTACTACTAATGAGGCGGGTGAACCAGTAATGATGGAACCGAACTTTATATTTGATACTAAGGTAGCTTTCAGTTACTTGATATTAACATATGGGCCGGACTCGGAGTTCTCGAACGTTAAGGATATGTTGGAGCGCAAGGAACTTGCACTGAAAAAATCAAAAGTTCCAAAGCAGTTTCAGAAGAAAATTCTTAAGAACGAGAACCCGATGCTAGGTGACATGCTGACCAGATTCTTTCGGGAGTATGAGGACTTCGATTATGAGTTATTGATCTCAGCAAAAGAGGCATTGGTCACCCTACTTGAAGTAGTGCGTAAGCCAATAGACTCTACTCTTCTTGATGATAAGGAGAGAAATGCCGTAAAAGCCAAGAGGGAGTGTTTTGAGGATGCCAGATACATGATGGGTGAGATTCGTAACATGCTGAAAGACTTGGGTGATATGTCAGAAGACGCCGCACAAGCTGTCAAAAAGTCAGTCTTCAAAGGTGGTTTTGCGGAAAAAATGGCAGGCTAACTTGCAATTCTCGTTTATTTTTTGTATCTTTGCAGCTTATGAATTCACTTCAAGAAAGTCAAGCTAATCTACTCTATTCCATCTCACTATTCCCTAAGAACAGGGGAACTGTTGAGACGTTATCGGACATAGAAGTCACCCTGCCTAAGAAGCCGGGGAAGAGCAAGATTCTCTTTTCCAATAAGGTTAAGAAGAATCAGAGGTGGGAGAGGCTTGAACTTCCCGAAGGATTCAGGTGGGATAAACCGCAAGATGAGTACACTGAGGAGGAGATCGATTGGATCATGGATGATTATGATCGACGATTGAATGGAGTGTGGTTTATGAACAATGGAGTCCCGACTTACATTACAGGGGTTCATTACTTTTACATCCAGTGGTGTAAGATTGACGTTGGTTATCCTGAGTACAGGGATAGAGACAGGCGCTTCTTTACATACTGGCAAGCCTGCATTGTTGACCCGAAGTGTTACGGAATGATAATGGTGAAGCACAGGCGAGAAGGAGCGACGTTTAAGGGTGCTGCTATAGTACTTGAATACGTCACGAGAACTCGTAATGCCAATGGAGGTTTGCTAAGTAAGACGGGTAAGGACGCTAAGGAATTCTTCTACAAGCTTGTGAAGATGTTCCGATCACTTCCCGCCTTCTACCAGCCGATGATCGCTGGAACGGATAACCCGAAGACCGTATTGGAATTCGATAAGCCGGGAGAAAGAATTACAAAGGAGACTAGAACAGTGCAACTGTCTGACGCTCTGGAGAGTAAGGTTGAATGGGGTAACACAGCGGAGAACTCATTTGACTCCTATAAGCTGGCTAGATTCGTTTGCGATGAAGGAGGTAAGTGGGAAGAGGCCAACGTTATAAAGAACTGGCAAGTTGTTAAGCCGACTCTTTCTAACCGTATACTTGGGAAAGCATTTTTCCCGTCTACGGTAAACGAGATGACGAGGAAGGGTGGAGCCAACTTTAAGGAACTTTGGGACGGAAGCGATCCAAACGACAGGCCAGCGAATGATCGTACCATTGAGGGTTTATACAGATACTTCACCCCTGCGTACGACGGTCTTGAAATGGCAAATGAAGTATTTATTGATGAATACGGCAACTCTATAATAGAAACGCCGAAGAAGCCAGTGATGGGAATCAATGGACAATGGGTTACGATTGGAGCCAAGGAGTTCCTTCAGAACATTAGAGATTCCCTTTCGCACGATACGAACAAGCTGGCTGAACATAAAAGACAATTCCCTTGGACTCCGGAAGAGGCGTTTAGGGTTGAAACAAATAACTGCTCATTCGATGCTGAAAGATTATACCAGCAAAGAGAGTGGAACGACTTATACTCAAGTAGGCTTGTTACTTCCGGAAACTTTGTTTGGAAGAATGGGTTTGGAAGCGAAGTAAATTGGATACCTTCAAAGACAGGGAGATGGAAGGCTACGTGGTGGCCTGATCTTGAACATCAGAATTTGATATCGGCAGGCAACATGGGAAAGTTGATGCCGGGAAATATCACCTCGATTGTCTCTGGAGCTGACCCGTATGACCACTCAAAGACCACTGATCCAAGAGGTTCGAAGGGTGCATCATACGTTTTTAGGACGTACAATCCCGCTGTAGAAGGGACGTATCAGTTTGTGTGTCAGTACATTCACCGACCATCTACTGTGTTTGAGTTCTACGAGGATATTTTAAGACAGTGCATTTTCTACGGATGCCAGATACTTGTTGAGAATAACA